TAGTGGCGACTGAAGGCACAATTGTAGTCAGGTCAATTTCTGATACATTTACGCCTGGTGAGAGCTGAAATGCCATGGATTTCTCCTTTTGTTATAGGATAGAATTCTTTTTATTGTCTATTTAGTTTTTTATAAGCTTGAGGTGTGATAACCTCTTTCGGTCCAAACATCACCGGAATCAATGAGGACTTCTTCTTTTCTTCCGTCATCTATAATTCCGACAGGTGTAAGTTGTTCTTCATCTCCAAGCATGTTCTGTTCTTCTAATAGAACCTTTCGGATATCTATGTTTGTTGAATCTTTGAAGTAGGTTTGGGCAGTTAGCCACGCAAAAAGAACAAGACCCATTACGATATCATCATTATTACCTTCTTCGGCTGCGTAAGAATCTCTGACACGAATAAAGGTATTCAGTTCGGCAATAGTATCAAAATCTTGTATGAATAACTTATCAGATTCGACAAGAGTTTTTAAATTGGCACAGCCAATCTTTTTAACTGTTTTGGTTGTTTTAATACCAAAATTAGATGCTCTTTTGAAACCGCCAGAAATTGTTTGCCCTTTGATATGATGATGGTCAATTTTATATACATTTTCATATTCTAAGTCATAGTGTAGAATATCGACAACCTGTTGGCCAACATTGTTTGTCTCAATCAAAGCAAATGCCTCGTTGTATCTTCGGCATATTGAGTAAATGATTGTTGGAAAAAACAATAAAGGTAACTTGTTATTTCTATATTTAGCGACTTGCCTATACGGTGTCTCCGTCACATCAATCACATTAATAGTATGATAGTCTAACCCAACACCTTCTGAACAATCCACGGTTGCAATATACATGCGACCTTGTTTTGGTAGTTCATAAATGTCAAAATTTTCTTCTTGCCAAGGTGGGTCTTTAAATGCAAGACTTCGTAGTTTTGCACCTGAAATAAGTGTTGCAGAAGAACCAATAAATTCTGTTTCAAATTCTTGTCTAAACTGTTCTTCTGAAGTGTTTCGTATTGTTTCTTCTTTCCATTTCTCATCTCTGCCTGGCACCATTGACCAATGAACTTCAATAGGTTTATACAGAGAACGACCTTCGGCCGCATCAACCCACATCTTGTAGAAGTGATTCAGACCATATGGTGTCGAAACGATAATAACTTTGGTGGTTTGACCGGATGAGATAACAGGGTATGTAGAAGTAAAGAAATCGTCTGCCATATTCTTAGGAACGAAAGCAAATTCGTCTAAGAAAATTAAGTTGTATGTACCACCACGAACACCTGCGGCAGATGTTGCATATGCAAAAATCTTAGAACCGTTTTCTAATTCAATGTTTCTTTTGTTCCAAACAATAATGCCTTGTTGCAACCATATTGGAAGATACTCATAAGCTTTTTGCAAACGAGAAAGAATTTCTTGTGCTAACGCACCTTTGTTGGCAAGAATGGCAATTGTGTAATCGTCTTGGAATAAAACGCACCATAACATGTAACCTACTGTGGTAGTAGTTTTACCAACCTGTCGAGGCATTTTACAGATAGAGAAACGATTCGCATGAAAGTCACGAACCATATCTTCTTGGAATGACCACATGTCAAATGGGACAAGACCTTTGTCCACATTGACAATCTTTACATAATTTTTAATGAAATAAACAGGGTCTTGGGAACACAACAAAATTTCTTTTGCTTGTTCTTCGGTAAACGAAATTTCAATGCCGACTTTTTTTAATCGGTCATTACCAAGATACCCGTCAGACATTTACTTTGTGATGCTACGAAGCATCCATCCGTGTTTTTTGTGAGCATCAATACGACCTGCAATAAAGTCTGCAAGTCCTTGTTGGTCTAATTCGTCTGCAAGTTTAAATGCAATATCAAGAGTTGCAAGAACTTTTTCATTGTCCATTGCTAAACGGCGAACCATTTCAATGCCACCTGGAATAGAAGTTTCATCTTCAATGGTAGTTAGTTCTAAAAACCTTGTGAAAGAACCTGGTGCATAGGCATTTAGTGAACGAATTTCTTCCGCAATTGGGTCAACTGCACCGTGCAATTCTTCATACAAGTTGCCAAAAAAATCGTGATATTGTGGGAAGTTTGCACCTTCCACATTCCAATGATAGTTGTGTGATTTAAGGTACATAGCAAAAGTATCTGCCAAAACCTTACGCATGATTTCGATTAAAGTGTCCATAGTTTTCTATTTATTAGTTTTCAAAAGTTTCATTAATTCGGCAGTAGACCCAACAAATACTGCTTTGTCCACATTGACATTCTTAACTGAAGATGCTTCTTGTGGTGAAAGGTCTTTTCTTCTTTTTTGTATTTCAAGTAAATCTTTATTCAAATCTGCAAGATTTTTAATTAAACCGGTAGCAACTTCGTATGCTCTAGGATGTTCAGATGCCTTAGCAACATTCAATAAATCATCCATCGCCTGATTGCCCTTTTCAATAAGACTACGAATATTGCATCTCGCAAATGCGGCATCGTCATCAACAACAGTAGGAGACAATGGTTGAATTTCTTTTGATTCAGATTCTTTTTCAGTTACTTCAAACTGAATAGGTTCAACATCTAAAACTTCAGATAATTTTTCATTTAGTTTTTTCATGGTATATTAGGAAACTCAGTTATTGTTTCTGCAAATCCAAATTCATCATCCGGGTCTGTATCTTGAGGAACTGCTGTCGTAACAATCTGCACAAGTTTAATTGGCGATTTTTGTGTGGCAGTAATCGTATATTTAGCACGACTGTAATCACCACGAATGACATTGTTTGCTTCAAGCAATCTAGTTAAATCACCAACAATTAATGTGCCTGTATTAGTGTTACTGAAGTAAACTACTTTGCCTGTAATTTCTCCGTGACTTTGGACTCTAATTGTTTCACCTGTGGTAAAATAGTTATTACCATTGGCATAATCAACAGTAACTTGTTGAGTTATTCTATCGTTTGGTTCATTGTAGATATTTGTAAATGCACGACCATATGAAATGCCGCCATTTGCAGAAGTGTTTGCATAAGCGTCACCAATAAGTCCAATGTCGCCTTTGACAGGTGGCCATAAAAATGCTTTTACTGTGAACTCTAAATCCCAAAGAATCAATCTTGTTGTAGAAAAATCACCTTCATAATCTGTGGTTGTATTAACAGAATTTAATATAACAGGCATGTCATATTTTTTGCCCATCTCATTAATAAAATTAACCGAAACAGTAAAATCTGGTGAGAAAAAAGGAAGAATCTGTTCTACAATTTGTGTACCATCTTCTGTGTTTCTTACATAGATTGACATTGAAAAATTAAAATCATAAGGAACAGGAACATATTGTGATTTGACACCTGTTGCAGTCTGATTAAAATTTTGTAGTGTTGATATTTGTTTTCTTCCAGAATCGTAAGAAATGCCTGTCATTTCAAAAGAAATTCTAGGAACAACAGTATTGATAGACCTTGTAAATGTAGGGTCTTGTGTAATTTTTGTTATGTATTTTTCTTTTGAACCATAAGATAATGGCACTTTAAATTTTTCATATGAAGTCGCACCTGACTTATTGTACCTTTGTAGGTAAATATCATTGAATAGTGTACCAAACGCAACAACAACTTTGCGTATAGTTCGATTATAAAAATGTGCATTACCTAGCATTATGCTTCACCAAATGGGTTAACTTCTGTAAAGTCGATGATTGAATCAGATTCGGATTCAATTCGTGTATTGTCGATAATATTTTCAAATGCATTATTATCAAATGCATTGTCATTAATTGTTCCTGATGTTGTATAGTAGGCACCAGATGTTGCACCAATTGTATTTGATGCATTGGCAAAAGTTCCCATTACACGATAAACATCCAATGTTCTTGCAGATGCAGCCTTTGTCCAAGTATGAACAGTAGCTTGTGCGGTTGCATTTGCAAAAGTATTGTCTGGTGATTGAAACACAATTTCATCAGGTTGATATGTTCCCAAACCAGTAGAAAGAGACATAGTTAATTGGCTTCTTGTATAGTAATCACGGATGTTGTCATCAATTTCGTCAGTACCTGTATGAATTCTCTCATTTGAAAAAACAAGTTCTTTCATCTTTAATGCATAAACATAAACATTGCCGCCTCGACCACGACCTAATGTATAAAACATTGCTTGGTCATTTTCATGTTCAACAAACATAATTTCCATGAAACTACGAGTGAGTGGAATAAAAACTAAATCACCTTCTCTAGGTCTTGGTAAATTAGATGAGCCGGTTGAGTATTTAAACCTACGGCGAGAAACTAACATAGTAACTTCATCTCGCACTTCAAGACCAAACTTAGATGCAAAGTCTCCTTCACCATCAAAACCTGTTACATTCTCCATATACATTTCGATTGGATATGCAGTTAGGTATTCTTTAGCAGTATCTTCACCATACAAATAATCAATTTCATTTCCACTTCTTACTGTTCTTGGAAGGTAAAAAACATCCATGCCATGAATCTGCATGGCTTCAATAACCAAATCCTCAACGAGCAATTGCTCTGAGGTAATTTGTTCAGCAGGAAAATTATTGAAGTAAAAGTTGGTAGACATTCATCATTATCCAGTAAAGATTTCGCTTGGCAGACTGTTGAAATTAAACATATCTTCCTCAATCTCTTTTATTTCCGTTTCTGCTTCATCATAAATTTCTTTACCATTTAATGTAACGCCACCAGGCATTGCAATGCCACTAAACTTTTTAAGATTATTACCCCATTGTCTCTTAATTAAAGCAGTTGCATACTTCTTTAAGAAACGGTCATTCCAAACATCTGAAATTCCAGACAAAGTTGCAGTTACATTATCCACATTCGCACTCATTGGTCCAGCTAATGTAATTTGAGATGGTGAATTAATGTTGCGAATTTGTTTCGATTCACTACCAATTGTAATGAAATCATTTTCTAAAACTTCTTGGTCAAAAATTGTACCATAACCAGTAAGTGTATTTGAAGATATGTTAGCCGTTACTGTTCCCGTTAAAGTAATTGTGTCTGGAACAAGTTTTCGGTAACATTCAATAATAACATATTCACCATCTTGCAAATCTCTGTCCCAATCAATATCAAGGAACAATTTATTCATGTGACGATTGAATCTAAACTGTGGTGTTCCTGAAAACAATAATTGTAAAGAACGAATATGTTGCATTGTGATTTCATATGAAACATAAGATACCGATGTGAAATCATAAAGGTCGTGTAACCTTAATTGATATCTTAGGTCGAACATATTGATTGACGAATTAGAATCGTCAAATGGCAATACGCCAGTAACAAATGTAACGGCATCAGGCGCATAAATCCAACGGCGAGACCTATCTTCTGCCGTAATTTTATGTTTCATATAAATTTTTTCAGTACCATCGAAGTGATAGTCATTGAAAAATTGCAATGCTTCATCGATTCTGTCCTCAACTTGGTCGTCATCCACATTAATTTGAATGACTGGAAAACCTAATTTTCTTAGACAGTAATCTTTAAATTTTGCTCTGGTTG